TCTTGACTTCTCGCAACATTGCCTGATCTTCTCGGTTAAAGTTCATTGTTTTCAAGAGCCCACAGGGACTTCCCAAATACTGGTGATATATGCCCAATTCAGTATCGTGTTTATAGTTGCCGACAAGCCCTTTTGGTTTGGAATCAGTAGACATTAACACCATGGCTAATTCAGTATCTTTGGGGGAGGTCGTGGGCTTCAGCGCGCGGATCGATTCTACTAACGAGTATTTACTCGGGTTAGAGGTGGGGGCCCAAGCTGATACTATCTTGTTGCCCTTCAGATTAACGCGGCCCTTCGGGCCCATCTTAAAAGTTATCGGCTGAGTATCAAATCTCTGACTGATTTTCACATCAGGTCCAAAGCACTTCGTAGCCAGCGCGCGAGTGATGAGTTCGCCGCAAATGTCTTTTACAAAGTGTAAGAAAAAGTATTTGTCCCGATCTTTTTTAATTACATAGTCTTTGAACCATACCTGAAAAGCATCGATAGCAATGGGGATGTCACCAATATTCATCAGCTGCGTGATTCCAGCCTCTTTAGTAAACTCGTCTCCTTTAAGAGCTATCAGGGCGTCCATAAAAGCGGCATCTCTAAAATCTTGTTTACATTTTATAACATCTTCGAGGTTCTTGATTTTAAGGGCTACCAGAGGATCGATCATCTCTACATCTGAGAGGAAAAATTTAAAAGGAATTTCCTCTAGATCATGATTAAGCTTAACCTGGTCCAAAACAGCGTCTAAGAGATCGCCTAGATAGAAATAGGAAAGCCAAATCACATCGGGGTTCTGTTGCAGAGCGTCATAGTCCTCCTGTAATCCTACACTAAAGTTCTCCGTGACCTCTTCTGTTGTGGCCTCACCGGAGGCGGCAGACGAAACAGCTTGCAGAAGTTGGGCATTTTGGCTTTGGCCACCACCAAAGGTAGTGACTGTACTGGACGCACGGCGCTTGGCTCTCCTGGCTCGTCCTTCCGGAGTGAGTTCCGAGTAGGGGGGAAGCAACAATTCTTTAGGACTAATGGGCATGTTATAAATCTTGTCGCTTTTGAAAATATGGCTCAATAATTTTTTATACTTTATCATTCTATCCTGGCCGCGGAGTTTCTTGACCTCCTCCAGTTTAGCTTTGATATTCTCTTTTTGTTCTTTGGTCTCTTCGCCCTTGGCCTTCTCCGTTTCGACTGCTTCTTCTGCTACTTTCAGTTGTTTCATTTGCGCTTCACTCGATGCTCCAAAGATATCGGCGCTCGGGGCTGTCGCCATGCCGCTTAACGCAGCTTGGTAGTCCACAGTCAACGTGAGGCTTCCATCCTCATTAAATTTGAAGTCATGGCGAGTCTGTTGCAGAAACAGGGTAATCTTAGAATTTTCTAAGGCGCGGTGGAGCTCTGTCGGCGCGTAGCGGCCGCCGGCGCCGGCTAGGGCTCGAACTAGCGTCGAGATATCAGGCGTCGACCATCCAGCTACCACCTTGATACGATAGTTATCCCCCCTCCATTGGCGAGAGAGCATCTCATCTGTTTTTCTGGTACAGGCGGCAGACTTGGGCACCCCAGGCTCCGCGCCTTGTTTCTTAGCGGTGCTGGGGGACGCAATCACAAGATCAAGATACGATGCTTTGCCGGTTCGGCCGGCGGCCGGGGCATTAAAGAAGTCTGAAACACTTTGAAAATACAGCTCTAGCGTCGCACTAATATTGTTATCTACCTCAGCTGGCTGTACACCATCAAGGCTCCAAGTGAATGATTTAATCCCTGCGCCGGGCATGCGGCCGCGTTCAGTTATCTTACTTACATCTGTGGGAGTCAGAAAATTAGGTATCTCTAGGTCGAGTTCTTTCCCTGTAGCCTTCCCTTGATCGTCGTATGTGACCCGTGAAACTTTAAGATACGGAGTTAAAAGAGCCTGTACATTCGGACAAATACTCAAAAGTTGCTGTACAGCGGCATAGCTCATCGTGCTCGCGAGTTTATTCTTTACCAGGGCCGGTTGCTTGTTAGAGTCCAATCGAATGATGTTTTTGTAGTCGGGCTGATGGGCTGCTGCAACATTGCGGATCTGCTCCAGAAGAAAGCATTGGTAATCAATTGGCGTTAGGTTGCGTTTTGCCGGCTGGATTCTGTCTAGAACGCCGGCGCCTTCAGCTTGCGTGAAGTTCTGGGCACCAGGTACGACGGAGAGATTTTTACGGTCGCCATGGCCAAAAAACCCTAAGATGTCTTGAAGGCGAGAATGCTTGCGATTCGCTAAAGCGAGTGCGACGGAATCGACTCCCTCCAGTTCAGCGATGGCCGCCTTGGCGCCGCTCGGGACTTTGAACAAGTCCCTCTCAATAAGTTGTTTGATAAGGCCATGGATGCGGAACATTCGGCTAGTGCTCGTAGCCCATCCAGTATAGGGAGCGTTAACATCGCCCGCAGAACTCGCGGCGGTTGGCTCCCCGTCTACAGTGACCCCACTACCAATAGCAAACATCCGATAACGCCACTGCGCGGAGTTGGACTTGTCTGCGATGGTTGCTCCATTCCACATGTCCAAAACCAAAGCTGTGCTCTGTTTGCTGATGCCGGGGGTGGTATACTTCGTGGTGGATGTTACCGATGTTGAGGTGGATTTGGGCCAGATCTCCCATGGCTGCAGGTTAGCACCCTCATCGGCGGTATTGTTGGTGCCATCGGTAAGTGTATCGTTCTTGGGTACCACAAAGGCCTTCAACTCCGCATTATCTTCGTCGTCCCAGTGTTGGATGGCCGCGGTCGAGAGCCCCGGGGATTTGATGGCATCCGCTGTCCGTAGGTAGCCGGGCCATCGCTTTTCGTCGGGGCCCAAAGATCTGACGGCGTTTTTCCCCAACATCTGATAGAGCTCATATGCGAGCTGTAAATAAGGGTTGTTGGCGAAAGTGACGCTGCCCTTCTCTTTGATATACACTCCTTTGCGCACTAGGAAGCGCAATATGGATGGGCTCATGAAATATAAAACATCTTTATCATACTTTTGGAACAATGTACCGGTGGAATCCACGGTCAAATATGGATTCGAGAGGCCGACGTAAACGCCCTTGGCCACCCCGGGGTGTGAGGGTACCTCTTCATGTTCAACTCCTGGGAGCCAATATTCTCCTGTGAGTTTCTTCGACAACTGTTCCATCTCTTTGGTTGGCTTCACGGCGTCTTCGTCTTCAGATGGCTCGATCTTCAGTTCATCCAGCCAACGCACATTAATGCCGGTCACTAGACCGATACTTTTAAAGGCAGTGTAAGTGGCACGGAAGTAGGTACCCTGTTGTTGTCCTGTCTCGGTTCCGCTTAAAGTGCCCGGTGGGGGGCCCAATAGAGCTGCAGCGACAGCGGGGTCTGTGACTTTCTTCTCTGTCGCAACCTCTACTAATTTTTGAAACGTCGCCGGTTGTTTATCAGCGTCCAGAAACGCTTCTTGGGTGATCTCATAGCTGCCTTCAAAGTGCGCATATGCTTCTTCAAAATCCATAATACCCTGATATAGATTAAGCAGTTTCATCCATGGGCTATTCGCGCCTTCGTAAAAATTAGCATCTAAAAATAGCTCAGCCATAACTTAACCCCTATGCCTCATACACTCTCAGAATGTTCTCCAAAGGGAGCGGGATTACAATGGATTCGCCAACTGTTATGTCAGCTTCGGTGGGCTTCATGTTAAAAAAGGCAATGACCCACCAATAGCGAGCGGCACCATAATGGCGAATGGCCAATTTATAATAACGGTCGCCGGCGGACCAGATGTGCTGGAATCTCGTGATGTCAGCCATTTCAGCAGCCGTGGGATAGCGCATTACAGGAGTGGCATATTGGCGAATGGACTTTTTGTTCCGCTGTTCCATGTAATCTTCGTAAAGGGGGTCGCGATTAAGGAGAACCAAGCGGTCTATATAACGATCGGACATGTCATGAGTCTCCTGTGCTGCCTAAGACCTCAGTTTCATTGGCTGCAGTCTGGGGGCCCACTTCCGCAGTGGTTGTGATCTGGCCGTTCTGATCTACGATAGTGGTGAATGTGTCTGTTGATGTATAAGTAAGGGCAGTATTATTGGGGAAGCTATAATCTACCGAACCGTTGCCAAATATTTTGGTTGGGGTCCAGCCCACTAGATGCGTATGCACCACGTGGAACGTAAACTGAAGACTCACTTGTTTGGGGACAAAGGCTTTCCGGGTGGTCTGGTCGAGAGTAAGGGTCGTGCTCATCGCATCGGGGCCCGCCGTGGCGCCGGCGTCCGCCAGGCCGCCGGTCGAGGTGACCCCTGTGGTGCTTTTGCCACCCGCCATAAAACCTCCTTGAACGATATCCGGGCTATAGTCAATGCCGTCAACCCAGCCAATCAGCTGTTGACCCGTGGCCGTGTTGGAGACTAGGTTGGTATAACGAAGGCCCAAAAGGGGCGCCGCCTTCAGTGTGTTCTGGTTGGAGCGCTCGGTGCCATTGTATACTGGATATAAAAACTCGATCAAGCGACTAATGTTGGCTTGATTCATTACTGCTTCTTGAAGATTTTTTGCCACTACATCAAAGCCCATGGAGATCGTCCTTGATGTGCCTTGGAAGGTGGCAAGGGGATCCATCCGGCCATAAACGGTTTGCTCGTTCCAATTAGAATTAAAGCTATCGCTAAAGGATGTCACCCAGCCTTTAAAACTAACTTTCTGTTGAGTGGCTAAGTGTTCAAAATGAATCTTAAAGAACTCATCGTTGAGCAATGCTGGGTCTTGGGCTGACATTTAGGAATATACTCCCAGTGCTTTTTTGCCGCGGGGGGAACCCAAAGCTTTGATAACAATATCTGTCACCTGTTTTTCTCCGATGTAGACGGCCACGTTTGCTCCGGAGCCCATTCTATTTAGTTTCTTTGTCAGTTCTTCAATAGCTTTTGTCAAAGAAGCTGTGGAGGGGGCGCTTGTGACCCGGGAACCAATCGGCATCTCCACCAACTCTGGGCCTTGTTCGCCCACCATAGCTGTAGAGGTGCCACTCACGACACCGCCAGAAGCGAAGCCGGCTCGTCTCTCCTTTTTTTCCGCTTTCTTCTCGGCGCCGGCGCCGTCGAGCTGGGATTCCACGGCCATGCCTGCACCGAAGCCGACTGCGGCGCCGGCCAATAGTCCAAGGCCGGCCGAGATTGCGGCCTTCTTAATAAAGGCCTTAACCATCATCCCCTGTACCTGGGCGAGTGCTGGGCCCACGAAAGGAATAGCTGCGGTCGCAGCTTGCATCGCAAAAGCCATCCCGATAGCAAGGCCGATGCCGGCGCCAAACATTGCGCCAAATAGAGTAAAAAAGACCTTTAATGCTCCGCCGCCTGATACAACCTCTGCTATGGCCGTAGTAACACCGGCCAGTTTTTCGATAAAGGGTACCAAAATATCATCAATAATGGGCCCCATTTGCACATAAAAACCATTCATAGCTGATGTAAGTTGTTGAGTGATGTCCTGGGTTTGTCGAGATTGTTCCGCTAGCTCTTCTTGTTCAATTCGGGCGATTTCCATCTCTTCGCGAGATTTGCCCATCATGTTCGTCATGTCCTCAATAGACATCCCCAGAGCAGACGCGAATGCCATCTTTTCAGCGCGGCCCATGTCTTCCATTGAGGTGCCGGCCTGGTCAAAAGAGTCGCGAAGCATATTTATCGCTTCAGCTGGATCTTCCATGGCTGCGTTCATCATATCAATAGAGTTTAAGAACGGTCCACCCAAGATAGCGTTAAGACGCCCCACTGATTTGCCTGCCTCGTCAAAGGTGGTGAACTTATCTACCACCCCCGTCAGCGTGCCTATCTCCATTCCTAAGGACTTAGACAGCTTCGCCATATCTTCAAATACTTTGCTGCCCTCCTTTCCAAAACTCACGATAAACTCTTTATTGGCGACGAAGTCCTGTCCCATTTTGTTGACGTCGGTACCGAGAGAACGAGCAGTAGAGGTAAGGTCCAGCAAAAGCTGGTTGCTTTCCTCCACCGACATATTCATACTTTCGCCGGCGATTTGATAAATTTGTGCGGACGTTTGTTGTGCCATTCCCAGCTTTTCAAGCATCAGAGTCTGGTCTCGGACAGAATCACGGGCCTCATCACTAAGGTATGTGAAGTCTACAAAGGTATTTTTGAGCGCCTGTGTCGCATTGGCGGCGTCGGCGGTGCTAACTCCCATGGCGAAGAGGCGTCGTTCAGTATTACGAATTTCGTCATTGAATTCTTTGCCTGCGCCGGTGGCTTGCCTAAAACTGGAGATGGCTTTATCCTGTTCAAGAGCAAAATCAATCATATATTTTGCCAGGTCTAGAGACAGGTCAGCTAGTTTGATGCCCATGTTGAGAAAGAGTTCCCCGCTTGCTGCCGATTTCATGATGGAGGCGCCGAAGGCCATCATGCCGCCTTTACCCATCACGAGACCCTTTTGGAGTTTCCCAAGCATGGAGGAGGAAGGACTCAACGCAGAATTCAGCCATGCTTCGCCCGCCTGTGTGCCGGCGCGGACTTGATCGTCGTATCGAGATTGAGCTTCAGCAGCAGCATCGCTGGCATCAGCTACATCATCGAGCGTTGCCTCTAGCTCTTTAAGACGATCAATTTCAGCATCTGTGAGATTCTCTGTTCGCAGCTTACGCTTAATTTGGGCTGCTTCTCGGCGCTGCTCCGCCACCGCCATCTTGTCTCGGTGTGCTTCCTGCTCTTCCGCGATTTTCGCATACTCTTCGTCATCGCCCTTACGCTGCGCGTGAGCTTTGCGACGTCGAAGTTCTCGCTTCTCTTCTGCGAGGGAGGCTCTTTCGGAGGCCTCGGCCTCCTCATCATATACTTGGGCGCGGCCGCGGGGGGCTTTATCGGAGCCCGCAGCTTTACCGCCTTTTTCTTTGGCTTTTTCTTTAGCCAATTTCTCCAGGAGTTTATTAAGTCGTTGGACTGTTTCGTTAGTAAGTTCTGCCATTTAAAATCCTACTTTAGTTTTTAAAGGGCCACCGTAAACCGGTTTCGCCCTCAAAACGTTGGACTGCAGCAGTAAGGGAATATTGGGAATTAAGAGTGCGAGGGTCATTAAGACCATTCCGCCGATATGAATCCATATAGCGCTTCTCCCGGGAAAGCACCTTCATAAAGGAGTCTATCTGCCCCTGTGTCCCCGATATTCGGAGAGGAATATCGACGCCTCCCATATAAAGGTCGAGCAGGGCCTTCTGGGCCTGGGCTGCGAACTTATTAAAGGCACGTATTCTCTCCGTTAAGGGGACTTCTTTTTGATTTAAGTTTATAATGTCTTTTTTCATAGTAGTCATAGGGGCGCCGCTCCTTAAATATAACTAGTTTTAAATGAAAAGAAGTGTTTAACTTTTTGAGGAGGCCTTCTTAGCCTGGTCGACCTCGCGCTCAAATTCTTGGGTGAGACGCGTAAGGAACCACCGACGCAAAGCAATCGGAAGATTATAAAGTTCAGTGAAAGACCATCCGCCGTGATGCTTGAGGTTAAAAAACTCCTCATACATTGCTTCTTGGTAGCTAGGGCCCAGGCCAAAAAAATTCTGCCGTCATAGGCATCACCACCTTTCCGGCATAGCTACAGGTGGAACACTCAAAATCAAAATTAATGTCCATGCCGGGTTTAACCTGGTCATATTGTTTTCTTAAATATGCTACATCGCGGAGGGGGATGACATCCACAAACTGATTGATGATATCACGATCAGTATGCTCATTCGCTGCGACAATGATTGCTTTTAATAAATCAGTTACGACGGTGGAGTCCTTTTTAAGCTTCTTTTTGTTCTCGATGTTGGTCTGAAAGGATTCCTCATCCTGCGCGGTGAGCAAACGTACAGTCATCTTTACATCTGCCGTGGGCAGTGTTATAACAAAGCACCCATCGTCCAGTATCTCCACTCCTTCGGGAGTTTCAGGAAGCTCCTTTTCCTGGATGTCCCGCAAATCATAAGTTGTTTCTTCTTTTTTTGCACACGAGGGACACTTAGTGGACACCTCATAAAACGGACCAAAACCAGTAATTCTGGAGGCAATCAAAATTGCATTTTTATCCCCCAAAAGCAAATCTTCAACTTTTATCTCTTTATTGATCAGGACGGACGCAACCATGCGATTAATGGCGAGCCCCTTTCGCAATAAAGTCTCCGACGTCAGAATATCTTCTTCCTTCGCCGTCATATGTTTAATTTCTACTGTGTCCACGTTATGCAACGGGTGCCCTTTAGGGTAAAAACGACCTTCGCTGGGCAAAGACACGAATTCGGTGGGGTTAACAAACGAAAACAGGTCGTCTGTGTTCGTTGTTGTGGTTGCGGGTGTGGTGGTATCTTGTGTGGGGGCCTTCAAGCGGTCCCTATTATTTCTTCTAGCCACGAATCACCTTCTTTCTGTTCAACTAGCTCCCGGCGGCAGCGGCGACTGCGGGGCCGACAGTGTACTCAGCCCAATCATACCTGATTCCCATCTCAATATTAAGGATATCATCACTAGCATAGTCTAAATTACCGAATGATGCCTTGGTAAGAAAGGAATTTTTGAGGATCCAGGTGCCGATAAGGCCGCCCTGGCCGTTGAGCTCCTGGATAACAGCATCACCAAGAGCATTCAGCGAGGAATCCTTATTGATGGTGCCGGGGGCCTGGGCAGGATTACTAAAAACATCTTCCTGATCAGGAGGCAGCAGATAACCAGACTTGGTCAAAGCATCCATTAAGAGCTTATTCCCGTCAGGATTGATAGCATTAACGATAGTGACGTCGATGGGCTGCCACTCAACTGTACCGGGGTAGTAGTAAGTGTTGCCTAAGAACTTATGGGAGACTTCCGTAATCGAGTACGAAGGCTTTCCAGCCACCTTAGCCAGATATTGTTCGTATTGATAGCCTTCTGTGGTGCTAACGAGATTGGGGAGCGTAAGTAGAAAGCGATGCGATCTCCTAGGCTCTGATAGTGCGCTTGTCCAAAATGGCATTGTTATAAGTCTCCTGCTATATCTAGTTTAATTAGTCTGATTCGCCAAAACAAACCGGACCTTAATGGATTAATCATCAAACGATGCTCCAGTTCGTGTGATATTGAAATCGATCGCAATGTATTCAATAGCACGGGTGGGCTTCAGGAAGATCTTCGCATACATAATGTTCTGATCTACGAGGTCCGGAGTAGTAGTGGTTTCATCCAACACTACCTTATAGTCCGACAAACCAAAGTTTGTCTTCACATTAGCCAAGAAGGGATCCACTTGAGCCTTAAAGCGCAGCCATGTCTGCTGCACATTGGGATCAAACAGAAGCCGCGCAGCCATCTGCGAGATGCGCTTCTTGACGAAGATCATCAGGCGACGTACGTTGATGCGGTCCAGTGCTGAAGGAGTAATCTGGAGGGTCTTCTGACCGAAGATTACAATACCTTCATTGGGGAACTTAGCAATGGGGTTAACATTTGAGGCGTACAGGTCATCGCGGTCCTTGCGGCGAAGCTGATGGGCGACGTCGACAATCGGGATTCCTGCGGAACCCTCAGTGAGTCCACCGCGGTTGAAGCCGGCAGGGGCGAACCAGACCTGTGTCTTACGCTGTGAGCTTGAGAAGGTACCAATAGCAGCCACAGAGGGGGGAACCCAAATAAAGGCGCCATTGATGGTGTCACGGGCTCGGAGCCATGGATAATAGGCACAGCCATACGACGAATTGAGGTTACGCGTGCGCAATCCATTTACAATGGTAGTGATCGTGCTCTGAATGTTTAGTCTGTCGACGGCATCTCCCTCTTCGCGAGGCTGGAATGCGTCCGGGAGGTCAATAACCGCCAGGGCGTCAGCGCGGTCTTCGCAAAGGCGCACCAAATTTGTGGTGAGGCCCTCTTGCGTAAGTCCCGGTATCGTTGCCATATTCATTTCAACGACTTCAGGGTCCGCGATAGAATCAATAGCCTGTCGAATCGAGTTAAAGACGTAGTTGGTCTTGTCGGTCGGCGTTCCCGTCATATTACGATTGGCGAAGGCATCCATCTCGGTGATGTTAACACCATCGAAGCCAGCATAGAGAGGCACCGTAAAGCGGTCATAGCCTTCGTCCAAGACGCCGGCAATAAAGCCGTTTGCGCGGGTCAGCGACTGCGCAGTAGCCGCAGACTCAGTAAAAGAGCCGCTCTCCCACACACCGCTAGAGCCCGACACATCGTCGAGGGTGAAGGTCATAGAGCGCTCGCTAGAGGCATCCGTGGAGAACATGCTTCCCACAATACCACCGCGTACACGAAGGAGATCAATGTTGGAGCGATCGAAAACGGTGCCCCCAGCAGTAGTAGTAGTCTGATATCCGAAATAAGCATCCGTATTCACTGGGAGATTACCATCCGATGCGGAGACTCGAAGCTCTGGCACCGGCATCAAGACAGAAGCACTAAGGGTTGCGCCGCGGAGCTTAAAGAGTTTGCCGCAATAATTCACCATGTCGGTATTAACTGTACCGTTGACTGATCCCGTAAGCCAAACACCCGCCGTAGTCGACTGAATAATTTGACCGCCAGTGGCGGCGCCGGCTGTGCCAAGGACCTGATCCTTGTATTTAACAATCCCCGAAAATCCAAAGGGGAGAAGATCGGCGGACGTAAGACCGGCATCAACATCGGAGTTGATCGCCAATCGAATGTACTGAGAAACGTTAGGCCAGTCGCCGTAGCGAACATAGCGGCGCTCGGTGCTATCCCACTGAGTGTACTGCGTGCCGATCTTCCGGCCCACATAACCAAGTGAGTCCGGATTAAGGTCACAATTATTGAACTGCTCGACGACGCGGACCACATTATCTGAGTCGCTAAGGTGTCGGATGACAAGAGAAAAAGTACCATAGTCGCTCTCATTGTCAGGAGATCGCTTGATATCCTGAATAGAGACCTTCAGGTTGCGGCTGGTCCAGTCACCGGCCTCGTTGAGGGCATGAATAGTAAATAAGGGTCGCGAAGAAGGACTCGTGCTTGTACGACAAGCAATCACCTGGGGCGACTGGGCCGACTGAAGGCCGGCATTGTGCGCTCCAGCGCTACCGTTTGTGGCGCCGGCGGTATTGACAAGCCGAACGATTGCGGCATAAGTTTGGGTCGCATCCGTCACATTAGCATTAACATGACGGTCAAAACTCTCGCCAAGCCAGTAATTACGGCGTGTAGCAGCATCAGTAATGCCTGTATTGGTAAGCTGAGGGTTAGTGTTAAACACTTTTCGAATATACCGCGAGCTGGTCCGATCAAAGTTAAAGGTAATTGTCTTCGAGCCGCCGCTGCCGGGGCCTGAGCCAGTCATTACCATCTTAAACTGCTTACGAGTACCATCGTCGCCGACAATCCATCCAGGTCCTGATGGGCTTTGGTCTGCAATGCCGGGGATGCCAACGGAGCTCGACTTCGCACAGTTGCCAGTCAATTGAAAATCAACGCTAACGGGAGCGTAGAAAATAGCGCCTAAAGAACCCTCGAACTTAGCGCCATTGAAGCCAGTGCCGTGAGAAGAACTAACCGGTTCGAACACTACAAGGCCCCAAGCATTAGTCTGAGTCCAACCGGCTTCGCCGGAATCAACGGTATATCCGCTGGCCTGCTCGCCGAGAAGACGGATGTAAGTTACGGGAGAACTATTACGAAGATAAGCTTGGGCTGCGTACGCACCGTAGGTGGTCGCAGTCGTGTCGTTGCCGGTTCGCCAGATGTCGCCGCCGGCTCCACCGGGAGCAGGCGCGCCAAAGACGCTCACGAACTCTTCAAATGAGTCGACGCGAGTGGGACGTAATGCAGGGCCCTTTGCGGCTCTACCAATAATAACCGGACCTATGCCTGCGGGAGAAGCAGGGATTTGAGAATTGTCAATTTCGTTAACAAAAACTCCCGGGGAAACAAATCTATAATTTTTAATCGACATTCGTTAGGTTCTCCTATACACTGAAAATGTTCAAAAGTAAATAGTGTTAAATAGTAGCAATGGTATTATTCTCTATAAAATCCATCTTTAATGTTGTCGGGTATATCGCCGAAGATTGTTCTTTCCCGAGCAAACCTAAATTCCACTGCATTTTCACGACGCACAATTTTGGGTTTCTCCGCATTTGCGTCTTCTCCCATCAGATACCCTAAGACCTCGATATTAATACTGGTTTCATAGTTGCGTTGAGCCATTCCAATGTCGGCTTTATTAGACCCATCCGAGAAGCTACCTTGAATAAAAACCTCATAAAAATGACCTTCATTATGGATACGCTTGGGGGTCCGGGAATTTCCCGGAACGGTAAAGAAAGGCGTGACAAGTTCATTCAACTGCTGCTGGTATTCGGTACGTGCTGTAATTTCATATTCCACTTTGACCCAGACAGGCAGAGGTATAGTAATTGTCTCGTAAACAGCACGTTGAGTGGACATATTACGCTTATTGGTGTTTAGCATCTTGCCCGCTACCTTCTTATTAATACCATAGCGTCGCTGCGAAAATGCATTTTGAAATTCTGCTGTCTTCTTCGGGTTAATCTGTCGGGCAACTGTAATGGTGCCGCCGGCGGGGCCCGGGGCAGGATATAAGTTGGCATATACGCTGCCACGGAAGTCCGGTTCCTTCGTTACATTCGATCGATTCACCGTCAAGAGCGGTAGAATGAGTGTTTCTTCTGAGTCCCTCAGATCTTTATTATGTTTTAGCTGGTATGCCCTCTCGGCCGTTACCCAGAGTACGGGAACCTTCTTAAAACCAGCGTTGCTCGTCACTGAAAGATTCAACTCTTCATCGATGAACCGCAGCATCGCGCCGTCGATGGTTTCAAGTGTCGAAGGCATGAATTCAATTTCATGCAACTTCTTTTCTACACCCTCATTACCTACATAATTGTATTTTGTAGCTTTAGTATCCTGAATCTCTTCTTGCGTACGCTTACTGCGTTTTTGACGGCGCTTAGTTGTGGGCATTAATGGTCACCTACCCTACGTAGATGCCCGCCGGGACATTCTCCAGAACTTTCTTAGCCGACTCCTGGGTCGCAGCATCGGTAGCGGCGAGTTTGTCGTATGTGAGTTCATTTAAGATTTCCTTGAGTTCAAGGCGGAGTGAATCCTGCTCCGCTTTCGCTTGTCCGAGCAATTCTGAGTGGTTGAGTGTAACCGACTCGCCCGGGATGGGGACGACCGCGAACTTACCGCGGATTTGACCTAGCATTTCTTTTGTTAATGCCAAAGCAAAGCGTCGAATCCACTGCTTTCCAATAGAATTAATCTTGTTATAGGGGAGATTATTAAAGGGGAGGGTGTTTAGGTTGTTAATACCCCTAATACCATCTTTTCCTCGGGCGCTTTCCTCCCATGGTTCATAATCATGTTCAATACTGAACTGGACCCAAAACTTTTGAGGGCTCGTACTGTCGGGACGCGGGAAGAGCCGCAGCCTATTATCTAATATCTCATAGGAATAGTGAGAAATGCGGGTCCATAAGGCGTCTTCATAGGCCATGGCCTGGAGTTTGTTCTGCCATGCGGGGACAATTTCAAAAGTAGAATCGTCGGCGTACTGACCATAGGTGCGTAAGTTACCAACCACGGAAAAACCCCCGTAGTAGCCGTAGAAGCGCCACATAGCACGCGGAGTTTTAAAAAATACCTTTCGCACGATCACGCGCTTGTTTTGAACGCGGCCGTAGAAAAGCGCGTTGGTCTCGGTAAGGGAAGAGGCCGATAAGATCGTCTGAAGGTCATAATCCTGTTTACCTGGCTGCATATTGAGAGACCCGGAGTATATGGGTAGCTTACCGGCCATGCCGGCATCGTGTGAGATGGCTTGAGAGACGCGCCGAATATATCCATAATCAAAGCGCGGGTAACGTAGTTCTATATCGGACCCAGAGAGGGCGTGGCCGGCTATAATTTGGCCATCTTGGTCGAACGAAGCTGTGGCCGCACCAAGGAAGTCCGAAAGACTGTTTTTCGACTGATGCAGGTTGATAATATAAGAATATTCAAGGACAGCCTCTTCATAGGCCGAATATACATTCCCCTCGGCTAATTCAATATCTAATACATCGCCACCCAGCTTCTTGTATGTGTAGGCCACTTGATCGGCGGCGCCAGATAGAAAAGCCGCGGATGAATAAATCCCGAAAGGCAGCGTAGCGGATACGCTTGTAGTGCTTCCCGTAGCGGGCAGCACATTGATGTTTGTGGTCGAGGCCGGATTTAATTTTGGGAGAGCCATATACGTTCCTCTATTAAGCTATTACTAAATAGAAAGCCCCGCCTCAAAAGAGACGGGGCTTTAACTATTTTGACCTTACGTCGAGTATGCTAGTCTAGTTTTCCAGACCGCGGACAATAACAAGTCCATACATATCAGGACGAACCATCTTCTTGGCATATCGAGTCATCACGCCCTTGCGAGGCACGAAGTCTTCGACGCCGAAGATCGTCGGGGTGGTCTGCAGCGGCACATAAGGCGCATATACATAGCCACTCTCAAGGAAGCTACTTCCACGACGGCCCACAAGGAGCAGATTACGTGGGAAGTAGGGATCGACGATAACGTCGAACTTCTTCGAAAGCGAACCGACCTTAACAGCACCCGCGTCCCCGCGGTCGCTATCAGCAGTCACATTGGCACGGAAACCAGCAGTGAACTCAAGCAGGTTAGCAACTTCAGGCGAACAAACGACGAAGTTAGCAGCCCCACGCAGAGTTTTGCGATGGATCTGTGCTGACACATCATTGATAGTCTCAATGAGAGTCTCATACCACTCACTCACGTTACCGGTGAAGTCCTGCGTCACGCTGGAAATAGCACCCGTCTCGCGGTTGAGGAACTGACCCGGGTGTCGGGACCAGTAACGAACACCAGCGCTAGAGCCGGCGACGAGATCCTCAAGAATCTCGCGATCGATTTCGAGAGCGATCTGCTCAGACAGAATCTGAGTAAGCTCGACCTCGGCATCAAGGTTGTGGTAGGCGTTAAGATCCTGTCCTAACTCCGGAGTCCACTTGGCCTTGAGCTTCTTGGTAACCGCGGTCACGGCAACACTGTCGACCTTGATGTCGATCTCAGGGATCGAATCATTGCCTTCAAGAGCCCACTGCGCCGCACCTTCGATGGCACCAATTGCGGTACCCACCGCACGGAAGTTATCCGTAATCGGGAAGGTCGCTATCGCGTCCACCATACTATGGCTGAGGGCCACGGGGGTCCCAGCGGCTGTGGCACCAACGAACACCGCAAAGATGTTAGCCGAACCATCAGCAATATCGGCCTTCACACCGGTCGAGTTCGAGGAACTCATCTCGGTAAGACGACTGACCAGAGTCAGGGCGGCGGCATTAGATGCCGTCAGAGCAAGAGCCGAGAGGTCACGCAGATTGAACTGCGAGGCCGCCGGAATAAGCTTCTGGCCGATAACGAAGATAGAACCAGAAACGAGATCAGGGTCGAAACGCAAAATCTTGTCCACCTGGGACTGAGGCATGAGCTGGTCGGGGGAGCCCTCTGATAGGTTTCCGCACCATCCGCCGCCGCTTCCCAGAGTACCGGAGAAAACAACGTTCCACGCACCGGTTGTACTGCCTGTAGGCGAAGAATAACCATTGCGCAAGTTGTAAGGACCACCCGCATCAGTGCCGGCGAGACCAATAAGGTCAACACCACCAGTGATCTGGGCGCCCACGACGTCGCCGCCGTAAATCGACTTACCGAACTGAAACCCAAGACGGGGTTCTGTGTTCTGGCCAGAGGCCTGGTATACACCACCAAAGGTGAAGTCGAGGAAGAAGATGAGGCCCGAAGGCAAGCTCATCGGCTGAACACTAACGAGATCGTTGGCGATCAGACTGCCGAATACACGGCGAACGAGGGGGAACGCGACGGCAGCAAAGCCCTCAACGTCTCCACTAGCCATAGTGGAACCCTCACGGAGAATTTCCTTTGCCTGGTTCTCAAGCAAACGGGCCATTCCCTGGCGTTTGGTATCGTCACCGATACCCTCAAGAAGACCGGTCTGCTCCCACTTGGTAATAAGTGCAGCGCCCTCCTTCGAAAGATCGCGATTAACGATACCTTCTGTTAATTTCTCTACAATAGACATTTTTAAACCTCCTTATAATGTTAAACTGAATGTCACTTTGTTAAACCTGCTAAACGCAGCATTCGACCCATGGTAGGATCAAGTGTTGCCTCGTTGTTTCTCTTGGAATTGATCAAAAGCGAGGTAGGTCTTTGGACGGCTTCACGCAGTGTTTGTGGT